CGTGTTGTTGTTTGCTTTGGGTTATGCTTCTTTATATTTATACTTACAATTTAATTACTAATTATGAAACTAATATGCGAAAGTTTTTATTTTTACCCAAATGGTGAATATAAAACAACAAGTAATTGGAGCTATGAGTTTCAAAGTTATGATAATGACGTTGAAGAGTACGGAAGAGCAATAAGAATATTTGGCACAAGAAAGCAAATAGATGAAGCATTAGACGCTTACTGTGAAGCTACAGGACTTAACTTAGATGAAGTATATGACTTTGATGACAAAGAATCAATAAAAAGATATACTGAGATATATAAAAATAAGGCACTAATAATAAATATAAAATAATGGAAGAAAAACTAAAAAACTTAACTAAAGAATTGCCATACAAATGGCGTGTTCAATCTACTAAATTTGGTACTACGACTTGTGTCGCTTATATAGATGCAAGAGATTGTCAGGATTTGCTAGACGAAGTTGTAGGTGCTAATAATTGGCAAACTATCTATTATGAACAAAATGGTTTATTGTTTTGTAAAGTTGGTATATTTACAGGCAAAGATTGGGTTTGGAAATCAGACACAGGGTCAGAAAGTAATGTTGAAAAAGACAAAGGTCATGTTTCAGATGCTTTTAAAAGGGCTTGTGTTTGTTGGGGTATTGGTAGGTTTTTATATAGGTTACCTATTCAAAGACTTAAAACAAAAAAGCACACAAATGGAAAAGAATATCCTTACGCACCTGAGAAAGATAAAATTATTTTTGATGGTGAAACATTAACTAAATATATAAATTGGAAAATAAATAATAATAAATAAATAATTAAAACATGGAAGTAAACGGAACAGTAAAACAAATTTTGCCACTTGAAAGTGGCATATCAAAAGCAGGTAAAGAATGGCAAAAACAAACTATTGTAATAGATACAGGTAAGGAGTTTAATAATATAGTTGCAATAACAGCCTTTGGTGAAGAAAAAATACAAAGCCTAAACAAGCTTCAGGAAGGCATGACAGCAGCTATTCTTTGCAATGTTCATTCAAGAGAATACAATGGTAAATATTACCATAACATAGACGGCTATCACTTTACACAACAAAGTGAAAAAACAGGTGATGATTTTGTAACGTCTGACGAAGTACCATTTTAAGATGACAGAAGAAATTAATTTTAAATATATATGCGACCTCACTACGAGAGTAATGGGGTTGCCTACAGGCTGCTTGTCATTTAAGAACAGAAGTAGGAATATTCAAGTTGCTAGGGCTACTGCAAGTTACATAGCTTTAACAGAAGAAAAAATAGACAGAAACACAATAGCAAAAGTATTAAACAAGAATAGAGTGTCGACATATCATTATGAAAACACACATAAGAAGAATTTTAAACGCTGTTCTGTTTATAGAGATACCTTTACAAAGGTGTATAAAGAGTATATGAATGTAGATATTGCAAAAGATATGTTTGTAGATAAAGAGCAAATGAAAAGCTACTTACTAAAAAATAAAGTTGTTGAATCAAAAAATTCAAATGTTAAATTAGAAGTTAAAAGTTGTGGTATAAAATGTATTATAAATACATCATACTTTGATTACTTAAATCAATTAGAAAATATTAAGTTTGCATTGACAAATTATCATTACACAATTAAAATAATCTAATGGAAAAGCCAAACTACTATGCTGTTATACCTGCTGATGTAAGATACAGCAAAAATTTAACACCAAATGCAAAGCTTCTTTATTCAGAAATAACTGCTTTGTGCAATATGAATGGTAAATGCACGGCTTCTACTGATTATTTTTGTAAACTATATGAAGTTAGTAGGGTTTCAATTCAAAAATGGCTTAAAATATTAGAAGATAATAAGCATATTAACCGTGTTAACATTTATAAACAGGGTAGTAAAGAAATATTAACAAGGGTGATAACTTTGGTTAACAGCCCCTGTAAAGAAAAGTTAACAGATAATATTAATACTAAAGTATATAATAATACTAATATTACATATAGTAATAAAAAAGCTCCCTTTAAAAAACCAACTATTGATGAAGTTAAAAATTATTGTATCTTACGAAATAATAACATAGATGCAGATGCCTTTTATGATTTTTATGAAAGTAAAGATTGGAAAATCGGAAAAAATAAAATGAAATGTTGGAAAGCGTGTGTTAGAACTTGGGAAAGAAGAGAAAAAAAGAAACCTCAGACAATGAGTAAAATACATCAGCACTTACAAAAGAATATTAACGTAAAACAAAAGCTATTAAAACAATTAAAAAATGAG